ACCGCGCCCGCAAGGTCGCTGACGGCACTTGGGTCGCCTACCGCGTGTAACGGCTAGCGGCCCCCGCTTTCGGGCGGGGGCCGCTTCCTTCAAGGAGAACCTTCATGGCAAACACCAAGCCTATTGGCGTTGCTTTTGCGGACCCAGTTTTGGAGTCGGGCACGGAGTTTACCGACGCCGCCAAGGCCGAGAACGACCTGTTCTCGCACTGCGTGGCGCAGCACCAGGGTGCCACGATTGCGACCACGGGCAACAGCGACACGTACATCATCGCTCCGGTTTCGGGCGTGGTGTCGGGCATCATCTTCTCGCCTACGGCGGCGCTTGCGGCCAGCGATACCAACTTCATCACCTTCTCGGTGACGAACTTGGGTCAGGCGGGTGCGGGATCGGCGGCGCTTCTGGCGGCTACCGATGCCAACACCACCAAGACGACGGGCGGTTCGGCGCTTTCGGCAGACACGCGGCGTAACCTCACGCTCAACGGCACGGCGGCTAACCTCGTCGTGGCGAAGGGTGACCGGCTGCGCATGCGCGCTGCGGCTACGGGTACGCTGGCCAACACCGTGACCTTCCCGGTGTATGCGCTGACCTTCACCCCGGCCTAATGCCCGTCTACCTTCGGCACCCTCGGCACGGCAGCAAGGTGGCTATCTCCGATTTGGAGGTAGCCGCCGACCTGCTGCGAGGGTGGGAGCGGTACGACCCTACCGCCCCTGAGCCGAAGGTTGACGAGCTTCCTACCGACAACACGCTAGAGGTCAAACGGCGTCGCCGCACGACCGAGGACTAAAACATGGCTGTCAACGCGCAGGAGCTGATTTACAAGTCGCTCCGACTTCTTGGGGTTCTGGCCTCTGGCGAAGCACCGACCGCCGCCGAGGCGCAGGACTCCCTGTACACCCTCAACTCGGTGATCGACTCGTACTCGGCAAACCCGCAGTTCTACTTTGCAACGCTTGCAGAGCAGTTCACTACGGTGAACGGGCAAAGCACTTACACTATCGGAAACGATCCCGATACGACCCCTGCGGCGGATTTTGTCACCAATCGCCCCATCCGTATCGTTGGCGCGTTTGTTCGCATCAGCAACATCGACACGCCGCTTGCGCTCATCACCGAGCAGTATTGGACCAACATCACCAACAAGGCGCTGGCGGGTACGCCGCAGAAACTGCTGTACCGGCCCGACGCTCCGTATGGTCGTGTTTTGCTGTATCCCACACCTAACGCCGCGGTGTCTTTGTTCATCAAGGCGGAGAAGATGATCGGGCGGTATGCCACGCTGACCACTACGCAGTACCTGCCGCCTGGCTATCAGCGTCTTCTGGAACTGTCGCTTGCGATGGATTTGGCCCCCGAGTATGGCTCGCGGGTCGCGCCGGAAACGGTGTCTAATCTCAAGCAGGATTTGGACAGCCTCATCCGCACGAACATCCAGAAGTTGCCGAACAGCAAGATTGGGAATGTGCCCAACAGCAACATCTACAACGACGTGGGATCGGTTCCTCAACAGAACATGGGGTAAGCCATGACCACCGTTCGTGAGTTGCTGAACGGCGCGCACAGGTTGCTTGGTCTGACCTCTTCGGGCAACGTGTTGCCGGAGGCGGTCTACCAAGACAACCTGCCTGCGCTCAATCAGATGCTGGACAGCTGGACTACGGAACGGCTGTCCGTGTTCTGCACGCAAGACCAAGTGTTCACTTGGGAGCCGAACAACCGCGTCCGCACCCTTGGCCCCACGGGCGATTTCTTGTACCCGCTCGCTACGCAGGGCGGCGATCCGTTGACCACGGAAAATGATGACCTGATTGTGCCTAGCGGGTACGAAACGCAGCGCCCAGTCTTGCTTGAGGACTCGACCTATTTCCGCGACCCATCTACCAACGTGTCGTATGGCATCAAGTTCATCAACCAGTTGCAGTACAACAACATCGCGGTCAAGACGGTCACCAGCACGTTTCCGCAGGTCATGTGGGTGAACATGACCCTGCCCAACATCACGCTGTCGGTATACCCGGTGCCGACGCGGACATTGGAGTTCCATTTCGTATCGGTAGCGCCTCTGACTTCGGCTACGGGGCTTGAGACGGCGCTGCTGTTCCCGCCAGGGTATCTGCGGGCGTTTCGTTACAACTTGGCGTTGGAACTGGCCCCCGAGTTCAACACCGAACCGGCCTCCGATGTGCGCCGGATTGCGATGGTAAGCAAGCGCAACCTCAAGCGTATCAACAACCCGGATGACGTGATGTCAATGCCGTACAGCCTCATGGCGCGGCGCAACCGCTTCAACATCTTCGCCGGGAACTACTGATGAAGACGCCGATCCTCGGCAGCAGCTACGTCCTGCGTAGCCCCAATGCTGCCGACAATCGGATGGTCAACCTGTACCCCGAGGCCATCCCCGAGGGCGGCAAGGAACCTGCCTACTTGCAGCGATGCCCGGGGTTGCGCCTTGTCTCTACCGTAGGCACTGGCCCCATCCGCGGGCTGTGGGCGCATGGGACGGATGTGTATGTCGCTTCGGGAGAAGAGTTCTACAAGCTCTCTGCGGGGCTGACGGCAACCAAGTTGGGCGACATCACGGGCTACGGCCCTGTATCGATGGCCGATAACGGCACGCAGATTTTCATCGCCTGCAACCCGGATGGGTTCATCTACAACATGAACACTGCCGCGTTTGCAAAAATCACCGACCCCGATTTCCCCGGGGCGGTGAATGTCGGCTACTTGGACGGTTACTTCGTGTTCAACGAGCCGAATAGCCAAAAAGTGTGGGTAACGAGCTTGTTTGACGGCCTTTCCATCGATCCGCTGGACTTTGCCAGCGCCGAGGGGTCGCCTGACGGTCTGGTGTCGCTGATGGTAGATCACCGCGAGGTGTGGCTTTTCGGAACCAACTCGGTTGAGGTCTGGTACAACTCGGGCGACCTAGATTTTCCGCTGTCACGCATCCAAGGTGCGTACAACGAGATCGGCTGCATCGCCCCTTACTCCGTGGCGAAGCTTGACAACAGCGTCTTCTGGCTAGGGGCAGACGCCCGCGGTCAGGGCATCGTCTATCGGGCGCAAGGTTACCAGGGTGTGCGGGTATCCACCCATGCGGTGGAGTTCGCCATCCAAGGCTACGCCGATATGTCCGACGCTGTGGCCTACACCTATCAGCAGGACGGCCATGCGTTCTATGTCCTCATTTTCCCAAGTGCCGAAACCACTTGGGTCTACGATGCGGCGACGGGCGCGTGGCATGAGCGGGCGGCGTTGGTGACCGGGCGGTTCCGTCGTCATCGCGGCAACTGCCAAGCGCGGTTCAACGGCGATCCGTTGGTAGGCGACTTTGAAAACGGCAAGTTGTACGCGTTTGACTTGACGGTGTACGCCGACGACGGCGTGCCGCAAAAGTGGCTGCGGTCGTGGCGTGCGCTTGGCCCCAGTCAGAATGACCTCAAGCGCACCCTGCACCGCCGCCTGCAACTGGACTGTCAGGTGGGTGTGGGGCTTTCGGTCGGGCAGGGCAGCAATCCTCAAGTGATGCTGCGATGGTCGGACGACGGAGGCCACACTTGGAGTTACGAGAACTGGCGTCCTCTCGGTGCAATCGGCCGCACCGAAACCCGCGTCATCTGGAATCGCTTGGGCGCTACGCTCAAGTCCCGCGACCGCGTGTACGAGGCGTCGGCTACCGATCCGGTGATTACGGCCATCATGGGCGCAGAGCTGATGATAGAGCCGACCAATGCCTAACATCACCACCATACCGGCCCCTCGCGTACCGTTCATCGACGAGCGGACGGGCCTTATCTCCCGTGAGTGGTTCCGGTATCTGAACAACCTGTTCCGGCTGACGGGCAGCGGCACAACGGATGCGAGCCTTGCCGACCTTGAAATCACGCCGACGAACGGCGCGGCGGATGCTGAACTGCCGGTGCTTCAAGCCGACATCCAAGGGCTTGCGATAGCGCCGGTCGCCCCGCCCCCGCTGAATCAGTTGGTCTACGGCGCGTTTCACGATATGACCCGTCAAACGCAGTCAGGCACCAATGTAGCCAAAGCCATCACTTTTGACACCACAACTGCGGCTTACGGATCGTACCGCGGGTCGCCTACTTCGCGGATATATGTCACAGAGCCGGGGCTGTATAACTTCCAGTTTTCGGCGCAGGTAGACAAGACCGCTGGCGGCAAGGCTACGATTTACTTCTGGCCGAAAGTTGACAATACGGATGTCCCGCAGTCCATGTCCCATTTCCGAGTGCAGGGCAACGACGACGAAATCATCCCCGCATGGAACTTTGTGCTTCCGATGAAAGCTGACGGCTATTTTGAGTTGATGTGGGCGGTGTCGGATGCAAGTGTTATTCTTGAGACATTCGCTGCGACGGCTTTCGGCCCCGCCGCGCCGTCTGTAATCCTTACTGTTACGAAGGTGAGCATATGAGCGTGTTCCTCTCCCCGCTGGCAGGGTCCGGCGCGCAGTTTTTCACCAACGCGGGCACGCCGCTCGCGGGGGGCAAGATTTGGACTTATGCGGCAGGCACGACGACGCCGACCGCCACCTACACGTCGGAAGCGGGTACCACGCCTAACGCCAATCCAATCATCTTGGACGCGAACGGTCGGGTGCCTAATCAGATTTGGCTGACCGAAGGTGTCAACTACAAGTTTGTGCTGATGACCAGCACTAATGTCACGCTAGGGACATTCGACGATTTGGCGGGCATCAACGACATCAGCATCACCGGAGTGGCATGGGCTGATGTTACCGGCACGCCGACCACGCTTGCGGGGTATGGCATCACCAACGCCATCACGGCGGCGACGGCGGCGGCGACCTACGCCCCCATCGCCAGCCCGACCTTTACCGGCACCGCGCAGATCCCTGACAACGCGCCGACCAACACCAACTATCCGGTTGGCTATCGGGACGCGCCGCAGGTCAGCAAGACCGCCAACTACACCCTCATCCTTTCGGACGCAAGCAAGTCGGTGCTGATGAACGGCACCAGCCTGACGCTTTCGATTCCGGCTAACGGCACGGTGGCGTTCCCTGTCGGCACCGTGATTCTGGTCGTCAACACCAACACTACTTCTCTGTCGGTGGCTATCACTACCGACACGCTGACCCTTGCTAACACCACCACGACGGGTACCCGCACCGTGGCGCGCAACGGCATGGCTGTGCTGCACAAAATCAGCAGCACGGCGTGGCTCATCGGCGGGCCGGGAGTGAGCTGATGGCGCATATCGCTCTGGTATTGCTCGGTGCAGGCGGCGGCGGGGGTGTCGGGTCGCAGTGCTTTGCTGCGGGCACTACAGGCACCGTCACTGCGCCTACGGGCGCTACCGGCTGCACGGTCGAGATGTGGGGCGGCGGCGGCGGCGGCGGTGCCGCGCCGGGCTATGGTGGCGGCGGCGCGGCGCATCTGAAACGGTCGTTCTCGGTTACGGGCGGCTCCACGCAAATCGCATACACTGTAGGGGCTAAAGGCACGGGGGCATTAGCGCCAGGTGCAGGGGTGCAAGGCGGCAGCTCATCAATCCTTGTGCCCCCTAGCGGCCCGCCAGACATTTCGCTTGTGGCGGGTGGTGGTGGCGCGGGGGACTCAACTTTGCCAGGAACCGCGGGGACAATTACGGCTAGCGGCGGTATCCCGTTTGCCGCAGGCTCCGCACCCACGAATGGGAGCCTTGGGGCGGGCGGCGATGCGGGCGACACTGCGGGCGGGGGTGGCCTTGGCGGAACGCCCGGCGAAACGCCCGGAGGCGGCGGTAACGGCGAAGTAGATTTTGGTTGGGATGGCGGCGACGGTAGCGTGTGTTTTTACTGGACATACCCGACGAACGTGGTGCTGTCTAATCAGTCTGCCGTCAACTTCTCCCTTGCAGGAGTTGGTGGATCGGCAACGGCTACATACCGGCTAGACAACGCAGGGCAGGCATCCCGCACCAATACTTCGGGCACGCTCGTCAACATCACCGGGCAGTGGCTAACCAGCGGCACCGCAGCGGATTACGAAGTTTATGCACAATGGTCCCCCTCGGGCGGCGGTCCGGGCGGCGTGCTTGGTGGAGGTACCACGGGCGGCGCTACCCCCGACACTTGGCTTAGTCTCGGCACAACCCGCAGCTTTACGCTTACTGGCGTCAGCGCCAATGTAGAGCGCGAGTTGTATATCCAGATTCGGAACGCGACCACGCAGGAAATCGTCAATTTTTGTACGGTAACTGTCGAGGTCGATTCAGCTCCTTGAGGTACTTATGGCTGTTGCTGCTCGTGTTTTGATCTCCCCCCGCACGGCGTTGGCTACGCAGACGACGCAGTACATCGCGTCTGGCGTGTCTGCCATCATCGACAAGTTCACGGCTACCAACTACAGCTCGTCAGCCGCTACGCTGTCGGTCAACCTCGTCACGCTGAACGATACGCCCGGCAACCAGAATCTTATCGTCAAGACCAAGACGCTGTTGCCGAGCGAAACGTACTCGTTCCCGGAACTCGTCGGCCATGTGCTTGCGCCTGGCGGCTACATCTCCACCATCGCCGGTACGGCGTCGGCCATCAACATCCGCGCTTCGGGTCGGGAGGTATCGTGACGCCTGAGAAGTCGCTGACCGTCAATCTGACGCAGGCGCTGGAGCTTCCTGCCCCCGCCGCAGCGTGGTTGCTAGATGTCTGGCACATGATTCAGATGTTTGACGACGTGGCGGACGGCGATGCCGTCTCTCGACCCGACCTCAACCAAGCCGTATGGAAATGTTTTGTAGGGATGCCCTCCAATCCGTTCTACGCGGCCCATGCCGACCAGTTGCACCCCGCCCTTGGCACGGCCATCCTCAAGTGGCAGGCGGCTGACGAGGCCGAGCGCGACGGGCGGGCGGACGAGCGGTCGTTCGTCTGGCGGGCGGCATATTATGACCTCGTGCTACTTGTTGTTTTGCTCGTACACGGCTACCCTCGCGCTATAGAAATGGCGGGGGATGTCATGGCGCTGTACGGCGAGAATTTCGCGGATTACCGCAAGGAGTTTCCCCATGCCTGATCCAGTATCCGCAGTTGTTGGGTCTACCGTTGTTGGCGGTGTGGTGCAGGCCCGCGGCGCAAAGCGTGCGGCGCGTGTGCAGCAGCAGTCGGCTGATAGAGCCACCGATTTGCAGCGTGAGATTTTTGAGCGCCAGACGCAGCTTGCCGAACCGTTCCGTCAGGCCGGTATCACCAGCCAGAACGAGATGCTGCGGATGCTCGGCCTTTCGGGCGACCCGGCATCGGAAGGTTACGGCAGTATCGGCAAGCCGTTCACCATGACCGACATGGAGATGGACCCCGGCTACGGCTTCCGCTTGAACGAGGGGCTGAAGGCGCTTGACCGCACCGCCGCCGCGCGCGGGGGTCTGATGTCGGGCGCTGCGCTCAAGGCCGCGGGTCGATACGGTCAGGAGATGGCGTCGGGCGAGTACATGAACGCCTTCAACCGATCCCGCGCGCTGATGGGCGAACGCCTCAGCACCCTTGGCAGTCTCTACGGCGCGGGGCAGTCGGCCACGCAGCAGGTCGCCAACCAGGCGGGGCAGTACGGCGTCAACGCAGGCAATCTGATGATGGCGTCGGGGCAGGCTCGCGCCTCCGGCTATCTCGGTCAGGCCAACGCCATCACCAACACCTTGGGGCAGTTGTCTGGGTCGTTTGGCATGTTTGGCGGTGGTGGCGGTGGCGGCGGCGGGCCTTACGGCGGCTCTTCCGTGCCGTGGGTCAGCCGGTATACGCCGGGGGGTGGTTGACCATGCCCGTCATCGGCGCGACTCAACTGGAACCCGTCAACTACCTCGGCCAGTACCTCGGCGGTGTGGAAGCGGCGCGGGGGATGCGCCGCGCGCGGATGGAAGAGGAAGCCTACGTGCAAGCGCAGGAGGAAAAGCGCGCCGCCGCAGAGCGCGACGCGCAGCTCCGCAACTTCCTCTCAACTGCCGACCTTTCGTCGGCGGAAACGCAGAACGCCCTGATGCGTATGCCTGGCGGTGCTGCCATCCTCAAGCAGTTTGGCGAAGCCCGTGAGAGCTTGGGCAAGGGCGTCAAGGCCGAGACTGAAGGGCTTGCCGGTCGTATGCAGTATTTCCGGCAGAACATCCCGTTCAACCCTGCGGGCGCGGCCAACTGGCTGCAAAACGCCTACTCCGATCCGATGGTCGGCCCTGAGCTGGCCAAGATGGGTACGCTCGAAGAGGCGATTGCGGGCATACCGCAAGAGCCTGCTGCGTACTTGGCGTGGATGGAAGGCGTGTCGAATCTGGCCGACAAGTATGTTGAGCGCCGCGTGCCGGATGCCGAGTCCATGCTGCCGTATGAGCGCATGACAAGAGCCGAGCAGGCTCGCGTTGGCCTAGAAGGGCAGCGCGTTGGGCTTGAACGTCAGCGCGTGGGGCTTGAAGGTCGTCGTGTTGCGTTGGCTGAACAACGTGTAGCGCAGGGCGCTAACGCCGCGGCGGGGACGCCCGCCGCTATTGACCCGAAGACCAAGCAGAAGCGCGATGCGGCGTTTCCGAAAGTGCAGCAGGCGTTTAAGTCTGCAACGCACGATATCGGCACGCTTATCCGTGACCTTGAGGAATTGCGTAGCCACCCCGGCTTAGCCTCCATTACAGGCGGCATTGAGGGCAGGCTTCCTAGTGTCCGCGAAAGTTCTACCGGCGCGCAGGCTCTGCTGGATCGGGTTTTGTCTAAGGGTCAGCTGCGCAGCCTTACACAACTGCGCGAAAACTCGCCTACTGGCGGCGCGCTCGGCAACGTGTCCAACCAAGATTTGCAAGTTCTTCGAGACGCTTTCGCTGCGTTCAATCAGTCTCAAGGGGCTGAAGATTTTAAACGCCGCATTGACCAGACCATAAACGATTTGCGGTTTACCGATCAGAATCTTCGCACGGCGTTTGAAGAGGAATACTCGTACCGGAACGCTCCTGCGGCGGGCGCTTCGCAATCCGTCTTTGACGAAGCCGACCGTATTCTGCGAGGCGAGTGACGATGGCCACTGCCAAGGAATACGCTTCTTGGATTGTCCAGAACAAGGACAAGAAAGGCACGCCCGAATTTGAAAAGGTCGTGGCGGCGTACACGCTTGCGCGCAAGGAAGAAGACACCGCTGCTTTTGCGACCGACCTTGCGAAGCAGTCGCCGTTGGAACGCGCAGGCGTAGGTATGGGCGCGGGCGGCGGGCTTGGTGAAGCCCGGGCCATGACGGCAGGGTTGACGCCGGAGCAGAAAGAGGAGGCGTTGCGGTTTGGCGCGGCGACAGCGTTGTCTGCTTTCCCCGGCAGTCTTGCCGCGCGCGGGCTAACCTTTGTAGCCTCCAAAGCCCCCGCGCTTGCGCCGTATATCGCTCCACTTGCCACATCCTTACAAACGGGCGGTTTTACTACGGGCCGCACGGGCGTAACGGGCGCGCAGAAGGTTGTTGACCTTGCCACGCGCGGCGTCGGCGGCGCGGTGCCTGGGGCTACGGGCGCTGCCATTATGAACCCCGAAGATGCAGGGTCAGGTGCCTTGATGGGCGCGGGCATCAGCATGTTTGCACCGCCCGTCATCGGGTGGGCATACGACCGCGCTACTCGACGCGGGGGCGACGTCCGTGCAGGGGGTCTTCTGCGCACCGCCGCAGGCGATCAGGTCAACGCACTGCGTCAGTTGATGCAGGCGTTTCCTGACGAACTGCCGAGCCGGTTGCTTGCTAGCACCGACCTGCCCGCGCTTCGCCCGCTCCAAGCCATTCTGAAACGCGCAGAGGCCAGCGACCCGGCGCAGGTTGTCAATGCGTTCCGTCAGCGCGAAGGCCAAGATTTGACTGACGAGCTTAATCGACTGGCTGGAGGCGCGACCGCCACGGAAACCCGCGCCGCAAGGGATCGCGCACAGGCGGCGTTGCGCGATGTCGCCGCCCCGCAGCGCGAAGAGGCATTGGGCGCGGCCCGTCGCACGGGCGAAGTTATGCCGCGCCTTGAGCAGATTGCTGGAGAGGCAGGCGCGAAGGCAACGGCGGCGACGGATGAGGTACGCCGATTCAGCGACCTTGTGAACCGTGCGGATGATTGGGCGCGTAGTTGGGTTGCGCAGCGCGGCGTTGGCGAAGCGGGCGTTCGGCTTCCGGGTCGCGTAGAGGCCACGGCTACTTTCCCCGGTCAGTTGGCGGCGAGCGGTCGGCAGACTTCGGTGGGCGGACCGTTTGAACGGCAGGTCGTTGATGAGGGCGGCGCGGTAGCGCGGCGTATCGCCGGCGCGGCCGAGACTTCCGTGCGTGAGGGTGCGAGAGCGCGCACCGCGCAGGCCACTCTCCAGAGTATGAAGGACCGCGGGCTAGAGCCGTTGGACGCCGATGCTCTTATCGCACGGCTCCAAGTCAAATTGCGTGACCCGCAGGTCGGCACCAACGCCGATGCCAAAGCCGGTATTGAAACCGTTCTTGAAATGCTCAACGACTGGAAGAACACCCAAGGGGTCATTGACCCCGCAGCGTTGGAGGCTATCCGCAAGAACGGCGTAAGCGCGGGTATCGCCAAGTTGCGCCCCGGCGTTGATTCCAAGTCGCAGAAGAATTTTGCGGCGGCGGCGCTGTCCGAAGTCACTCCGCTGATAGACGAAGCCATCGTGGCGGCGGGCGGTAAGGGGTGGCCGGACTACCTCAAGACTTTCCGCGGCGGTATGTCCAACATCAAGGGCATGGAGCTTGCGAATCAGATTCGCGCGCTGTACAAGTCTGGGTCGGCGGCAGACAAGCAGAAAATCGTGGACATCATCCGCGGTGAGTCGCCGGAAACCATTGAAGAGCTGTTCGGCTCTGGGCGATACGACATCGCTATTGAGATGGCCAAAGACCTGCCGTTCCTCCGCAAACTGGCCGATACGCTGAGCGCAGACTTGCGCGCAGCCGAGCAGGCCAAGGCGGGCCGGGCTGCGCTGGCGAATGTTGAAAGCAAGCGTAGGTTCACTCTGCGGTTCCCGTTCTTTACCCGCGTGTCTACGGGCATCAACGAAGCATTAGCAGCGTTGGAAGCGCAGTTGACTCAGCAAGGGTGGGATGTGCTTAACAAAGCGGCGCAAAGCGGGAAGGATTTTGACGCCGTGTTGTCAGCTCTCCCCGCGCGGGATCGGCTGGTGTTCCTCGCCGCCGCCCCGTCGCCGGGGGACTGGAAATCGTACGCTCCTATGATTTTGCGAATGGGCGCAAAATCCGGAATCGGTGCCGCAGGCGCTGCAACCGCTGAACAGCCTGCACCAAAAACCAACATGATGGCTCCTGACGCCAACAACGCTATGAGGCAATTCTGATGTCCAACATGCTCAAAGGCGCGCTGCGTTCGCGCACCGTCTACTGGAATGTCCTGCTTGCCATCTTAGGCGGCTTGGAGTTGGTCGGTGGGCATCTGACCACGCTCTTCGGCGCGCGGGTCGCTGCGGCCATCCTGCTCGTCGGGGCGTTCGCCAACATGGCGTTGCGCGCCGTCACCACCATGCCGCTTAAGGACAAGGCCGATGGCGCTTGACAACACCGACCCGGGAACCTGGAGCCACCGCCTGCGGGAAGCCGAAAGCGATCTGCGGTCGCACATTGATGTGTGCGACGAGCGGTACGCCCGCATCCGCGATGACTTTGAGATTTTTCGCCGCGACCTGCGCGATTTGAAGATTGATGTCCACCGGGGCATGGACAAGACCAACCAACTGCTCATCAAGGTCGGCATCATCTTGGCAAGCGGCATGGCGGGTATCCTCGCCAAGTTGGTGTTCTTCCAATGACCCCGCCCGCGTGGCTTGCGCTTGCCCGCAGCCATCTGGGCAAGCGTGAAATCCCCGGCAAGGCGACCGCGCCGTTCATCACCCGTTGGCTCTTGAGCCTCAAGGCGTGGTGGGGTGACGACGAGACGCCGTGGTGCGGGGTGTTCGTTGCGGGCTGTCTGACCGACGCCGGGTTGCCAAAGCCCAAGAACTGGTTCCGCGCCCGGGCGTACCTTGACTACGGCACGCCGCTCGTCAAGCCGCGGGTCGGGTGCATCGTGGTGTTTGACGGAGGGCTGACGCGCCCCGGCGCGGGGCATGTGGGTTTCGTCGTGGGGCAGGACGAGAAGTCGCAACTGATGGTTTTAGGTGGCAACCAAGCCAACGCCGTCACCATCGCCCCGTTCGTCAAGACGCGGGTTCTCGGCTACCGCTGGCCTCCCGGCGCGGAGCCGCCGACCGGGGCACCGCTGCCCCTGCTTGCGTCCAACGGCGCAGCGCCTAGCGGGCACGAAGCGTGACATTCGCCATTCCCAAGCGGTTCAAGTTGCTTGGGCACACGATCCGCGTGCGCATCATCCGGCGCGACCGTTGGCGGCACGGCAAGGACGCTGTGGGCGTGTGGGATCCCCGGCGCTTGACCATCGACATCCTTGCCGGTCAGCCCAAGTCGCTTGCCGAACAGGTGTTCTTCCACGAACTGGCCCACGCCGTCGCCACGATGCAGTCGCACCCGCTAGCGACCGATGAGACATTCATCGACCAGCAGGGGCACCTCTACCATCAAGCGTTCACGACCTTTGACTTCTCTGCCAAATGACCCCGCAGCGGCATCTCATCATCCCCGACGCGCAGATTCGCCCCGGGGCTAACACCGAGCATGTGGACTGGGCGGCGCGGGCCATCGTGGAATACATGCCCGATGTCATCGTCTGCATCGGGGACTGGTGGGACTTCCCATCCCTCAACGCCCACAGCGAACCCGGAAGCGAAGAGCTGGAGGGTACGCGGTACCTAGAGGATGTGGAGGCGGGCAACGAAGCCTTCCGCCGCCTCTGCGCGCCGATGCAGGCCGAGCAGCAGCGCCGGGTGGTGGGCAAGCGCAAGCACTGGAACCCCCGCAAGGTGTTCATCACCGGGAACCATGAGGCTCGCGCCGACCGGGTAGCCAAGCGCACCCCTCGGTGGAAGGGCATCATCGGATCGCACAACTGCGAAACGCTAGACTGGCACCGCGCGCCTTTCCTAGAAATCGTGGAGATAGACTCCATAAAATACAGCCATTACTTCCCGAATCCCTTTTCGGGACGGCCAATCGGTGGCACTATCACCAACCGTTTAGGGCATATCGGCTCGTCGTTCGTGCAGGGGCATCAGCAGGGCTTCATGTACGGGTCAAAGCAGTACCCCGACCATGTGAAGCATGGCCTTGTCTGCGGGCGGTTCTACCTTGACCATGAGGGCTACCGGCCTGCCGATGTGCAGCGGTCGGAGTGGTCCGGCATCGTGGTGCTGAACGAAGTCCGCAACGGCAGTTACGACCTCATGCCCTTGTCGATGGACTACTTGAGACGCAAGTTTGGATAGCCCGCCGCGCCCCTGCGACACCTGCTTCTGGTCGGCAGAACTGACCCGGGGCTTGCCGCGGCTGTGGTGTTCCCACGCCAGGTGGCATGGGTGGCATACTACGGCGGTGTGCGGCGGTGAGGCTTACCGAAAGGATACGCGACCGTGATCATGTTCCCCCCGCTTTTGCTCCGTTACCTGCCGCATCTGATTCTCGTCATCCTCGCCGTGGCGGGGATGGCGTATGCCGTCCACCACATCCGAGAGGGCGTCCGCCGTGAACTGGAACCTCAAATTGACCGTCTGGAGACTGAACTACGGGCCGAGCGCGCTGATCGCGCGCGGGCTGAAGCGGCTTCCGATGCCTACCAGTCCGAGCTGGCGGGCCTTCGCACTCGCCCTACCCCTGCTGCTCCTGTACGGCTGTGCCGCACCCCGTCCGTGTCCGGTACCGGGCAAGCCGCCCAAGGAACTGATGGAGCCGCCGCCGCCTCCGGGAGCGGCCCGGAAGGCTCTGGAGAGGGCGCTGGAGAAGGGCCGGGGCCAGACATCGGCCCCGACCTCTACGCCCTAGCCGACGCCTGCGACGTTGTGGCAGCGCGGCTCAGGGCGTTGCAGGGGTGGGTCGCCGCCCCTAGCGATCCGACTGCGCCTCGGCCATGATTTCGGCCCGTTCGCGGGCCGACCGCAGCGCGGCGTACCGCTGGTGCAGCCGCTCCAAGAAGACCTTGCGGCGTGCGCCCTCGCGCTCCTGCGCCAGCAGCGACTTGACCTCATCCTCGCTCAAGCTCGAAAGCCTGGCGTTCAGTTCAATCCAGTTCATGCGGACAATTCCTCCATAGCCAAATCGGACACAGCCCGTTTGCTGTGCAACCCTGACCAGATGCGCTCGTCTACCGTGCTGTTGGTCAGCAGCACATAGACCCAAACCGGGTGCTTCTGCCCCCCGCGGTGCAGCCGCCCGACCGTCTGCTCGTATTCCTCAAGTGACCACGGCAGGGTCAGGAACGCCATGCGGCACCCGCCGTGTTGCAAGTTGAGGCCGTGACCCGCGCTTTTGGGGTGTAGCAGCAGCAACTCAACCTCGCCCCGGTTCCACCGCCCTACGGCGTCCCTGTCGTCCATCGTCAGGGCGTGCGGGTAGCGGCGGCGCAACTCGTCCAACTCTTCCACAAAGTTGTAGACGACGATGGTACTCGCCCGTTGATTTTCTTGCAAGACTTCATCTAGCAAATCAAACTTGTGGGTAGAAAACCACAGCGGCGTCTTGGTCACGATGAACTTACCGGGCTTGTCGGGGTTCGGCCGCTTGTGCGTGTCGTAGACCCACCCGCAAGCCATCTGCTGCAACTTCTGGACGACGGCCCCTGCGCTGACGGCGGTGATGGTGGTGCCGTCCAGATTCACCAGCATGTCGCGCTTCATCTTCTCGTAGGGCGCACGGTCGGGCAGGTCGCAGCGCATCTCAACCACGTGCAAGGGCGGGAGGGTGTCGGTGTAGACGCCAGGTTCCAGCACGAAGGTCGCGGGCCGGATGCGCTTCATCACCTGCTCCAAGGCTCCGGTCGCGGGTGTCCACTCGCCGTGGTCGCGGTTGATGCAGTGGAAGTAGGACTGGAGGAACGCCCCCTTGCTGCGGCCCAAGAGGCGTTGGTCGATGATTTTGCACTGCCCGAAGACATCCTCAAGGCCGTTGGATGTGAACGATCCGGTCAAGCCCCACCGGATGTTGATGTGTTCGATGGCGTCGGCAAACGCCTTGAAGCGTTTGCCCGAAGGGTCTTTGAGCCGCGTCAGCTCGTCAAACACCACGCCGTCAAAGTCAAGCCGCTGCTTGGCGAGCCACTGGAGGTTGTCGTAGTTGATGACGACGACCGTGGCCTTGGAGTACAGCGCCATGAGTCGTTCGGCTGGCGAGCCGAGGGCGACGGCGACGGTCAGTTCCGGTGCCCACACGGGCGTCTGCTCGGGCCAGACATGCAGGCACACACGCTTGGGGGCGACGACGAGCCACCGCCGCACGACCCCATCGCGCACGGCGTCGCGCATGGCGACGAGAGCGGTAGCCGTCTTGCCCGCGCCGACCGGAGCCAGCACCATGCCCCGGTCATGCTCGTAGAGGAAGTCGGCTCCTATTTCTTGGTAATCGCGGAGTCGCACTTGGCAATCCTCTCTCCGATCCACTTCATGCACGGCACCGCCATGCTGTTGCCGAGGGCCTTGTAGCGGGGGCCGTCCGGAGCTTCTGGCTTCTTGCGCCATGGGATGTTGGTGTAGCCGTCCGGGAAGCCTTGCAGCCTCTCGCACTCGGTCGGCGTGAGGCGGCGGACTTGCATAGCGGTCATCACCGCCGTCCCGCCTTGAGAGCAGGTTGGATTCAACCCAGATGCAGCATCCAGCGTCTTGCTGGTGTCCTCATCCATACGCACATAGAAGCCGCCATCGGGCCTGTCTTGTCGCTTGTTGCCGCCGTATACATTCATCGCCACCGGCTTGAACGATCCGACCGCCTGCATCACCGTCGGCCCGCTAGCGTTCACGCTGCTGCCCGGCGTGCCAAGCGTTGCCGCGACATCGCCAGTAATAGCGCCGTTGTAGCAGTCGGTGCCGTAGACCGGCTGCGCGACCGACTGCGGCACGCCGCGCGCGTCCATGCAGTAGGCGCTGCCGTCGTCGATGTATTCCTTGCCCTGCGGCCCGGCAGTCGGCGCACGCCCGACGACGTGCGGATGGATTGCGATGGGCTGCGGCACCAACCCGCCGCCACGCTGCGAGAAGAGCTCCTGGTTGCCGTAGCCGATTGACCCGGTGTTGAACGACTGGTTCAGCGTCGGGTGCGGGTTCGACGGGTGATCCCAATGCGAACCGGCCACCGCCTGGGCGACCATGTTGCAAGTCTCCCAATCCTGTCGCTTCATTTCTCCTGCTGTGACGCAGCGAGCAAGGCCGTCTCCAGTGCTGCCGGTAGTGTCTTTCCTCTTTTCCCGGCTCGGCGCAGGATTCCGCTGCACGCTTTCGGACTCAAAAAGAACCGCTGCGGCACCGGCCTGGTCTCCAAGACATCCGACAACGAACACACGGCGACGGCGCTGGGCCACTCCGAACCATTGAGCGTCCAGCACCCGATAGGCCCACCCGTACCCCAACTCCGCCAACGCCCCGAGGAAGGTGCCAAAATCCCGTCCTCCGTTTGAACTGAGGACA